TGAGGGACCAATTGATTCCTTGTTCTTGGAGAACGCCGTGGCCACGGCAGACGCAACTCTTACCAAAGCCGCAAACTATATTGACAAATCAAAAATAGTTTTGATTTACGATAACGAACCAAGAAATAAAGATATTTGTCGTCACATGGAAAAAGCCATTGAGGAACATTATCTTATTGTCATCTGGCCAGAAATGATTGAGGAAAAAGATATTAATGAAATGATTTTGTCTGGTTTTTCACCGGACGAAATTCAAGATATTATAAGTAAAAATACATTCCAAAATTTGAGAGCGAAAATAGAATTTATAAACTGGAAAAAGGTGTGAAATGACTGTTAGATTAATTAATTATTCTCAGGACCCTGAGGGTCGCAATCTATTGGAACAAATTGCATATTGTGCAAGAGTATCCAACCCAGCAAATCAAGACAACACAGACACAGCAGAAAAGCTTGTTCGTTATTTGATTAAAAATCAACATTGGTCACCACTTGAAATGGTGAGTGTATGTTTAGAGATTGAAACGACAAGAGATATTGCTCGTCAGATTCTAAGGCATCGTTCATTTTCATTCCAAGAGTTCTCACAGCGTTATGCTGTTGCGGATTTAGGATATGAGTTGAAGGAGTGTCGCCTACAAGACACAAAGAATCGACAGAACAGTATTTCAATTAGTGGTACTGATGAAGAACGTCGATTGGCGTATCAGTGGGAGAATATGCAAAAGAATATTCACAAGATTACACATGATACTTACAATTGGGCAATTGAACATGGTATTGCAAAAGAACAAGCACGAGCTGTTTTACCTGAAGGTATTACAGTATCAAGAATGTATATGAATGGAACACTACGTTCATGGGTTCACTATATACAACTCCGTTCGGGTAATGGTACACAAAAAGAACATCAACAAATTGCTTTGAGGTGTGCTGATGCCATCGAACCTATCTTTCCTATGATTAAGGAGTTCATCAATGTATGATGACGTTGTAAAATTTATTGAGGCGTGTGAACAGGAAAGAAACGGTCAGAACGCAGTACTATATAAGAAACTCATTCGTGAAGAATTTGATGAATTCATTCGTGATTATCTTTCCAATGATGAAGTGGGGCAATTAGACGGTTGCATGGATATGATTTGGGTGATATTGGGTTATTGTTACATGAAAGGTTATGATGTGAACGGTGCATGGGATGAAGTTGCTCGTTCTAATCTTTCTAAAATTGATCCAGTGACCGGTAAAGTAAACAAGCGTGCAGATGGTAAAGTGTTGAAGCCTGAAGGTTGGACACCACCTAATCTGGAACCATTCGTAAAAAAATAATAAGGTAAAGAAAATGGAATATCTTGGGATTAATATAGATTTAGAGAGAGATAAATTATTCGATGAGTTGGGTATCAAAAGACTTAAAGAATCATATATGCGAGAAGATGAAGAATCTCCACAACATCGTTTTGCGTTTGTTTCGAAACAGTTTGGAAGTAATCCTGCTCACACTCAGCGTTTGTATGATTACAGCAGTAAGCATTGGCTTTCTTATTCTACTCCCATTTTATCTTTTGGCCGTTCTAAGCGTGGGATGCCTATCTCTTGTTTCCTTAATTTTATTGAAGACACAGCGGAGGGACTAGTTGACAATCTTAGTGAAACTAATTGGCTTTCTATGCTTGGCGGCGGTGTGGGCATTGGTTTCGGCATACGTTCTTCTGATGATAAATCAACAGGAGTCATGCCACACCTCAAAATCTACGATGCGAGTTCTTTGGCTTATCGTCAAGGCCGCACTCGCCGTGGCAGTTATGCTGCTTACCTTGATATATCTCATCCTGATATTATCCCTTTTCTAGAAATGCGTAAACCAACAGGCGACCAAAATATGCGTTGTCTGAATCTACACCATGGAGTGAATATTCCAGATTCATTCATGGAAATAATCGAGCGTTGCATGATTGACAAAAACGCAAACGATGATTGGGAATTAAAAGATCCACATTCAGGTGAAGTGCGTGAAGTTGTATCTGCTAAGATGTTGTGGGAGAAATTAATGGACCTGCGTATGCACACAGGTGAACCATACATCCATTTTATTGATACAAGCAATCGTATGTTGCCACAATGGTTGAAAGACAAAGGTTTGAAAGTACATCAATCAAATCTATGTTCGGAAATTATTTTGCCGACAGATGAAAATCGTACTGCTGTATGTTGTCTTTCATCATTAAACTTGGAAACATATGATGAGTGGAAGAATGATACACTTTTTCTACGTGACGTAGCAGAAATGCTTGATAACGTGTTGCAATATTTCATTGACAATGCTCCTGACTATATTGCTCGTGCCAAATATTCTGCTATGCGTGAACGTTCTATTGGCGTTGGCGCTTTGGGTTTCCATGCTTATCTCCAACGAAAAGGTGTGGCTTTCGAATCTGCAATTGCAAAATCAATCAACAATCAAATCTTTAGAACAATAAGAAAGGGATTAGATGAAGCAAATGTTCAACTCGGTCTGGAACGTGGCGAAGCACCCGATGCTGTGGGCACTGGTTTCCGTTTTAGTCATCTTATGGCTATTGCTCCAAATGCTTCTTCGTCTATCATATTGGGAAATACTAGCCCTAGTGTTGAGCCTTGGCGTGCTAATGCATACCGTCAGGACACTTTATCGGGCTCATATCTAAACAAGAACCGTTATCTTGATAAAGTCATTATGAATTATCTTGCACCAGATGGCACACCATTAACACCAAAAGGTGAAGATGAGTATCAACAAATTTGGTCGAGTATCATTGCTAACGATGGTTCAGTTCAACATTTAGAGTGGATGAGTGAAATTGATAAAGAAGTCTTTAAAACATCCATGGAAATTGACCAGCGTTGGGTGATTGAACATGCTGCTGACCGTCAACAATACATTGACCAGGCACAAAGCCTAAATGTATTCTTTAGACCAGACAGCCATGTTAAGTATATTCATGCCGTACACTTTATGGCATGGAAAAAAGGATTAAAGACACTTTATTACTGCCGTAGTGAAAAATTGGCTAAGGCTGATAAAGTATCAAAGAGGATTGAGCGTGAAGTCATTAAAGAATTAGATATGACACAGATTGCTCAAGGAAACGATTGTATTGCTTGTGAGGGTTAAATGGCTCATATAATTGCCAACTTACCTCCAGTTAGGTGTTTTATTAGAAAAGAATTCCTATATGATTTTCAAAAGGGATTTGGTGAATTGGTTCCTTGTTGGTGGATAAGTATCAAATCAATAAGAGGTCAAGCTTTTCGTATAGAATCATATCTGAATGAATATGGTGCTTTATATGATAAATTACCAATTAGTGCATATTGTTGGAAACCAATTGAAGGTGAACCACTGTCTTTGGACTATTTGCAACTATGGGATAGTTTGAGTTATGATATAACTGTTTTGAAAAAATCACAGTTACAATCAATGAGGTGCAAATTTAAATTAAAAGATGGTGGTTGGATGTATGGTGAATATATGTTTACTGTAGATTCTGCACATCCAGATTTTAATATATTGGATACAGGATTTTCAGAAGAAATTGAGGACCACAAATCCTATAATTTCATTAAATGTGATAACGGCCAATTCGCTGCACAACCAAACAATAGATTAATCATATTTGAACCATCAAGCAATCCAAAAGAATTGAAAATGCCTGATTTTAAAGTATCAACAAAAAGATGGTCAGTTGAAACTAATGCAAAATGGTCTTTAGGTGACACTGACACAGTAATGTATGAAAGAGAGAACAAATGAAAGTTATTAGATTTACCGCATCGTGGTGTCAACCATGTAAAATGTTAGAAAAGAATTTACAGTCAATTAAAACAAACATTCCTATTGAAGTTGTTGATATTGATGAAAATACAGAAGCTGCTATGAATTTTGGTATACGTAGTGTACCAACTCTGGTGATGTTGGACGAAAATTACAACATTTTGAAAAAACAAACTGGTGTGCAGTCATTAAAACAATTAGAGGAATGGTTCAATGATTAAAAAACAAAATTATAAGTTAACTGACGAACGCAGTAGCTTTAAACCATTTGTATATCCTTGGGCATATGAAGCATGGTTGAAACATGAACAGATTCACTGGCTTCATACCGAAGTTCCTATGTTAGAAGATGAAAAAGACTGGAAAAGGAAATTAAGTAATGATGAAAAACAATTCCTTACGCACATTTTTAGGTTCTTTACTCAAGGTGATATTGATGTGGCAGGCGGCTACGTTAGGAATTATCTACCTTATTTCCCACAGCCTGAGGTGAGAATGATGCTCATGGGTTTCGCTGCCCGTGAAGCATTGCATATTGCTGCATATTCTCATTTGATTGAAACTCTTGGTCTGCCAGAAACAACATACAATGAATTCCTAGAGTATTCGGAGATGCGTGACAAACATGAATATGTTTTGGACATTGCATCAAACAATAGTACAAAAGAGAACACTGCACGCCATATCGCCGTGTTCAGTGCTTTTACTGAAGGTATGCAGTTGTTCTCCTCTTTCATTATGTTGTTAAATTTCCCACGTAACGGAAAGATGAAGGGCATGGGTCAGATTGTTACTTGGTCTATTGTTGATGAAACAATGCACGCCGAGAACATGATGAAATTATTTAAAACATATATAAATGAAAACCCGGAAATTTGGAATGATGAGTTGAAATCTTCAATCTATACCATTGCTGAAAGAATGGTGGAGTTAGAAGACAAGTTTATTGATTTGGCGTTTGGTGTAACTGAAATGGAAAGACTAACAAAAGAAGATGTTAAGAAATACATTCGTTACATTGCTGACCGTAGATTGATTGGGCTTGGTATGAAGGGTATTTTTAAAGTTAAGCGCAATCCATTACCATGGGTTGAAGAAATGATTAATGCTCCAACACATACCAACTTCTTTGAGAATCGTGCAACAGACTACGCAAAAGGTGCTCAGCAAGGAACTTGGGGTGATGTTTGGGCTCATTAAGGAGTCAAAATGACCAAACTAGTTACTGGCGAATGCCTGAATTGTGAATCAAGTTATGAAGTTGCTTATGTAGAACAATTGGTGTCGCAAGAATTACCAGAACATTGCCCATTTTGTGGAGAACTCATCGAAGATATACAAGAAGAATATATAGATGAGGATGAACAAGATGATGATGATTCAAAATGGGATTAAACTGGACATATAATGACACTGAATTTACCGAGGAAATGATTGGTGATAACTATGGATTCGTCTATTGTATCACCAACACAACAAACGGAAAGAAGTACATAGGTAAGAAATTCTTTTACAGTTCCAAAACCAAACAAGTAAAAGGTAAGAAAAAACGTTACAAAGTTTTTTCAGACTGGCAAACTTACTATGGTAGCAATGAGGAATTGAAAAAAGATGTTATAATACACGGAAAGGAATGTTTCAAGCGAGAGATACTCCATTTGTGCCTATCCAAAGGTGCAGCAGGTTATCTTGAAGCAAAGGAACAATTTGTCAATGGTGTATTAGAAAGTGATGAGTATTACAATACCTGGATTATGGTAAGAGTGAGAAAATCGCATCTTAAAGGAATTTAATGTTAGAAATTTTCAAACACATTGGAGATTATGATACAATCTTTTTTGTGCCACACCCGGAAGGTGATGACGACCAAGTGAAATTGGAAGTTGCACAATATAGAGAAAAGAGTGAAAAAGTTGGTGGTTCAGAAATGGGTGATTTGTTCGATATCATCATTTTTCGTATGAATGAAGAATATGATATTGTGGACTTGGATAGATTCGATGGCATTCTAATTGATCCTAGAGAATATGTTACAAGAATGATTAAAGATGATTGGTATGGTATGATTACCAGGAAAACTACCACATCCGACAAACTGGCCAAGGACATATTTGCCAAATGGTCAAATTTGAGTTATAATAACGAATAACAACTTTTAATGATACATTATGATTCTCGTTGATTTAAATCAAGTACTGTTGGCAGGCCTCATGGCTCAAATTGCCAACCAAAAGCCGAAACTCAAATTAGAAGAAGATTTGATTCGTCACATGGTTCTGAATATCATCAGAACTCACCTAAAGAACTTCCGCAAAGAATACGGTGAGGTTGTTCTGTGTGCTGACAACCGTAAATACTGGCGCAAGGAATTCTTCCCCTTCTACAAGGCACACCGCAAGAAAGCACGGGAGAAATCCGACCTTGATTGGCATCTTATCTTTGATATGCTTGCCAAATTCAAAGTTGAACTCAAGGAAAACTTTCCATACAAAGTAATTGATGTTGAAGGTGCAGAAGCCGATGATATCATTGGTACGCTTGCACCTCGAGCTGTCATGCATGAAGATGTATTGATTATTTCCAGTGATGGAGACTTTCTACAACTGCAAATGTATAATAACAAGTCACAACACAAAATCAAACAATATAATCCTGCACAGAAGAAATTCCTTGTGTCAGAAGATCCGTTGAAAGAATTGAAAATGAAAATTATCAACGGAGATAAAGGTGACGGTATTCCAAACATCATTTCTTCTGGTGATACATTCGTTACTGGCCAAAGGCAGAAACGTATGACTGAGCAAAAGATGGAGAAATACCTAAATGAAGAATATGTAAATTACGATACGATTGCAAACACAGGATTCGCACGTAATCAGGTACTAATCGACCTGAGAAACATACCAGGCGAAATAAAGACTAAAATCATAAATACCTATGAAGAAACAAAACCCGCATCTAAGGGAAAAATTTTAGATTACTTTATCGCAAACAAACTTAAAAACCTAATGGATGTTATTGAGGAATTTTGATGAAACCACTTTATGAAATTTTTGATGAATTTGAAGAAGCCAAAAATAAACAAGAACGAATGGCTGTAATTGGCAAATACCTTTCACATACATTAGTTGATGTTTTGAGGATGACATATCATCCCGACTATCAATGGAAAGTCAAAGAATTACCCGACAACTACAAAGTGCCAACAGATATTTTACCTGGCATCACATATGATGGTCTTAATGCACAATTACGCAGATTGTATATGTTTCAAGTCGGAAATCCAACAGCAGAAAATCTAACAGATAAAAGACGCAAAGAGCTTTTAATTCAAGTGTTGGAATCTATCGAACCCAGAGAAGCTGAAATCATTCTTGGAATTTTCCAGAAAGATTTGGGTGTTAAAGGCCTTGATTATAAATTTGTCAAGGCAGCATTTCCTAATATGTTACCTTAATAAGGAGTTTTTGTGTCTAAAGTTATGTCTAAGTTTCGTAAAGCTCGGGACTACGATGATGATGATTTTCTTGATAAAGAATATGATAAGAAAAAAGTACGCAAAAAGGATCAGCGTAAATTAAAGTATTATGATGACTATGAATCCTACTACGGTAGTCGTCAAAGTGCAAAGACACAAAAATACCGATACTGATGTTGTAGATACACAACAAATCACTTGACAATATCTCCAGCTATGTTATAATACATTTTATTCGTTGGAGATATTGTTATGATGATTTACACTCGCACACCAAAATCCAAAAAGCGTAAACCTAACGCTACTCAGCGCCAACTTGCTGCTGAGTGGGATGAAATTGTCAAAAAATACGAACCCAAAAAACCCGTAAAGTACAAAGCTGTCACTTGGCAGCCTTCCAAGCCTTTTGTACGTGAAACTCCTAAGTATCCATCATTAAATAGCTTTGGCGGCAACGCCACAAAAGCAGAAACCAAGGTTTACACAGGCGACAAGATGCTCGGAATTGCAACTTTGCACAAATCAAACGCTGTTCCTGTGTTTAACAGGGAGGAAGCAGTAGATATTTCGAAAATGAGGCGTTAAAATGAGCCAAAAAATGAATTTTGTTGTAAAATTG